TTGATTATCTCTGCATTCATAAATCTGTAGTCGTTCTTGAAGTCACCTTTTTCGTTCTCAAAATGGATTCCTGTAGGAACTGTTGCACCGGCTCTCTCACCGGACAGTACAGTTATTTTTGCTTTGTCTTTGTATTCCGGACACTTCAAGTGGATATCTAACTTACCCAGTTGAGGCATACCAAACGTACCAGACATTTCCGTTTGTGGTTTGTGGAAAGACCCTTGCAAGATTACAGATCTGTCTTCTGCCATTGAATCAATCGCAGTTGCCTCAGTGCTACCACTGATTTTAACAAGATCTAAAAATCCCAATCCATGCGTGTGTTTAACGATGTCTTTTAAGATGTCTATCATAATGTTTTTATTGTATAATATATTTAGGTCTTAGTCTAGTGTTATTTCATCAATATTGTACACTACAGGATTTTGTTTACCAGGCTTCCGGAATACGGCATAGTTGGCTCCGGGTCGGAACTGATTCATCTCAACAACCTCATATCCTTCTTCTGTGATGATTCTTTCCATTTCATTCTTGGTGTTGTAGTTCCAGTATCCACGTTTTGCTTCATGCAGGTCATGATCATAATGGCAGTCGGCATACTGTATCATACAATAACCACCTGGTACTAGTACTCTCTTGAAGTCATGCAGGTACTGTTGTATGTGTCTCTGTGTGAAGAAGACAAATGTGTCCCAACTGAATATGAAGTTACATGAACCCTGTGGTATGTTTGAACATTGGGTCTCACGTGTTTGGAAAAATTTTAGATACTTCTGGTGTAGTGGTGGGAATCTACGTCTGATCTTGTTTTGTACTGCCGGCAGTATGTCCAGGAAGTAGTTCAATCTCCATTGCCTAAACTCCTTTGAGAACATTCCTGTTCCTGGTCCTATCTCGAGGCTGTTGTACAGTCCACTATCCGTTGAAGCCGAGGCAGTTCTTGCAAACTGGAATATTTTGGTCTGGACCATTCTATACAGCCATGGATCCACAATAGGAGTTACCCTCTTCTGTTCAAGGTCCCTTGAAAACCATGAATCGGTTTTGCCTAACCGTTCTATGGCTTCACTGTTGTTGGCATCCACTCCCAACTCGATGTCTTTTAATATCTTTAGATTCGTGTCGATCAGTTCTTGGAAGTCCGTTGACTTTACCTTCTCCAGTTTTTCGATCAGTAATTTAATTTCTTCTATGCTTAACATAATGTTATTTAGAATTCAAAAAGTTTGTTGAATGTATTACTGGTTTCCGTTGACTGTACGTCCCAATCCAGCACACCTATTAGGTTGTCTATCTTTTGATCCAGTATACCTGTTTCCATTGCGTCACCATCAAATGGCAGTTCCTTGAACCATTCCGGAATACGCAGTTCGTCCACGGGATACGCAATACTTGTATAACCAAGCGGATTCTGTTTCAATTTACACACGATTACCTTGGCACCATCCGTAATCAGCATGGAATACTTGTCACCGTACATCTCTCTACATCTGTTCCAGTTCATGCTGGCCCTTACGTGCCCTGGCATGTTCGCTTTGCCTTTGGCCACCTCAGCCGCGGTGTACTTGGTCATGTTGTTTGCTCTCTTGGGAGATCCTTTCTCCCAACCCGGCATGGCTTTAAACTCGGCCCTAAATTCACTGATCCTGTCCAGCACTTTCTTCTCTTCATTGCCCGAAAGTACCATGTACAGTATCTCACTCAGGAAGTCTTGCACAAACACAGGGGTATCTGATCTTTTCAAATCAAGACCCATTGCCTTCATCTTGCCTTCCTTGCCTTCTACATCTACACGGTTGCCTTCCTTGTCGTAGTACAGCAGTGCATATCTTTTCTTTGTGATGAACAGTCCTTTTGATGCAACAAGTTCTCTACCTGCCGCGATGACTTCTCCCCTTGTGCTTGGGGTGTGGAATGCTTTGGTCATGAATGCCTTGAATGAAGTGTTCACTTCTTCTGATATCTTGTCATACAAGCCCAGCACTGAATCCTTTGTCCATGGTATCAAACCGTCCTTGATCTCTTTTTCTAAAACCTTGTATGCTGAGAAGTAAACGGAATCTGTGTCTCCATACACCACACTCTCACCTTTGTGGTCGTACTTGCCTGCAACGATCTCATTGACCTTGCTGGCCATGTGTTTTGTGATACATCTTCCAGTCAGTGTGACCGACTGTCCTATCCTCATGTCAAAGAACCTACAACCTGGATTCAGGATCGCACCATACAGACTGTTCAAGTTAATCTTCTTGACCAACTGTCTCTTGTCCCAATACTCTCTTTCGATCTCGTTGTCTCCACAATCACGCATTTTTCTTTGCATCTCCTGTCTTTCTTCATACCAACGTTTCAGTAGGCCCGGAATGATCGCTTCGTATTCATAAGTGAACAAGGTACCGTTCGCACTCAACATCCATTTGTTATTGCCATCAAACACCAACTCATACAGTTGTGCCGCTGACATCCTGACGCTGGTATTATCTTCCCAATCTATTACAACCTCAGTACCCTTCTCTTTATTCATGACCGCTTGGTATTCCCAACTACCAAACTGTCCATCCCACGATGCCGCAAATGATTTCTTTGCGTGTTTGGCCCTGTTAAGTTCTGCAGAAGTTATTATAGGTCTTATCTGTCCCACGATTGTTTCCGGTCCCATGTTCAATGCTCTAATAACACTTGGATACAGTGAGTTGATATCAATTGATCCTATCCAGTCGTGTATTCCTTTTTGCGGAGTTGCCACATAGGCTCCTGCCGCTGACATTGGTTCAGCATTTTTGTCTCTGTATTTCCTACCAGGAACTATCATGCCACGTCTGTGTGTTTCGTTCACAATGGCTTGTTCTGTAACCGCAACTGCACCCATTGTGGTCTGTAGTAGCACAGTGTTTTGGTGTGCGATCTCATTCGCAAGTTCGATGAACTTTAATTTCTTCTCAAGTTTAGCCAGCAGTGCTGTATCCTGTCTGTTGTATTCTATGAACAGTCCAAAGTCATTCTTGTAAAGTGCATCTAGTGATCCTTCGTATACAGTTTTTCTTTCACCTAGCTCGTGTTCGCCAATTGCATCTAGTCTGAAACTATGACGTTCCTCGTATGTGTATTTTCTATAAAGTTCTAACAAGTCCAAGTGTACCCTACCAACAAGATCAAAACTCAACTGTTCCCTGCCATATTTCTCAAACACTCTCTTTTTAGGTTTCTGTCCCCAAAAGCATAGACGTCTTGTATCATCTGAGCTTAATACTTTCTGTATCCTTCCTACTGTGTATGGGATATCATAACCCTCACTGTTCCATCCTGATAGTATGTCTGCGTCTTCCACAAGCTGTAAGAATGCGTCTAACATATCTTTCTCTTTTTCAAAAAGCATTGTGTTGGGAAATCTCTCAGTCAGCATCTTGGCTTCCTGCATGTTTATTGTCTTTGGCGGAACTGCAAGTGTGACCAACTGGTCCGTCCAGCTCATGTAACAACTTATGGCAGTTATGGGCATGAACGGATCATCTGTTGTTGAATAACCCCTTTCAGGATCAAAGTCAACTTCTATGTCAAAGAACATGGTGTTCAGCTTGGGAGTCTCTTTGCCTAAGTAGTTCTCCTCAAGGCATCTGAACACAGGATTGATGTCCTGTTCGTAAAGTGTCTTGTTGGATCTTATCCTCTGCTCTTTTATGAAATCTTTCTGTGTTGCACACTGTACCCTCTGCAACGGTGTACCAGTCATTGATCTGTGTTTGCCCCTTGCGTCCTCGTAGTAGAAAACGTAACGTGCATCGTATTCTACGAATACTCTACCTTTCTTGGGATCACGTTCTACGACGTAGATCTTGTCCTCGTCCTTTTTATATAAAGCGTCTATGTAACTCATTCAAAAAATACTTTGTAATTTCCTATTATATTCATTATAGTGAACCATGACCCCAAAACGCAAGTCCATATTATTCTTCTACGATAAGCCGCATAGGCCAGTGTAATTGATCCCATCAGGTACAGTGGAAATACAAATGCCATGTCTGGATGCGGTGAGGTAAAGGTTAGCATAGCTGACCCCCACACAGTAACAGCGACAGAAAACACTTCCAGATAGAAAGCAAGTTTGTCTGTTTTGTAACTTGTTACCCAAAATTCTTTGAGTACTCTTAACACTATAATTTGCCTGCGGCTACTAATATGGACTCTAGTGTGTCTAGGTCGTCAGTTAGATTTTTATAGTTGTCCTTGTGTGCGATTGAGATCGCTTTGTTGATCAGTGCAGGTTTTAGCTCAAGCTCTTCTGATATTGCTTTCACGGTATCTCTTAATCCACCTTTAAGATCATCCACTTCACCCAGTACTTGTGAACCCTGTGAGATGATTTGGATTAGCTTTTGCTTCTCTGCGTCATTGAAATTTCTTACTGCCATTTGTTTCTCCTGTTGTTATCCAACAAGTATATAACAGATTTGTATGGAATGCAAATTATTTTTTCTTTTTGGTATTGACGTTTATTGCTTTACCACGTCTATTAGGATTTGGATCTTTTCTTCTTTTCCTTTTGGCCGCACTTGCCCGGCCTTTTTTGCCTAACGCATAAGCCTTCTTGGCTGGTAAGCATTTAGGTTTACCTTCACCTTTGCCCTTGCCACCACATGATCCTCTAATTTTTCCTTTTGGTCCGACTCTTACCCATTTGTCTTTGAACCATTTCTTTAAATCCTCGTTCAGTGTTTCTTCAAAAACCAAACCACCGCAGTTCACACAAATGTCAACGTCTTCGTTCTTGACACAGTTGTTTACTCTTTTACCGAACATGGTCTTCATGCCCTTCTTTGTGTATCCTTTCCAACACCTTGTGCCTTCGTCTACCAATGAGTCTAAACCGTATTCAGGATTAATTGCTCCGTGCATCTTTTTAGCTATCATGTCCATCTGCATCGCAACCATGAAATCATAATCTGAAACATCTTTTGTCCTGTGCGTGTAAATCTTTACTAGAACCTCATCATAGAACACACCTAGGTCTGCATGATGGTCTAATTTTTCTTGCGGCTTGACAGTGTTTATTAGGAACTTGATCACTTCG